AATAACAGTGCCAGCCTATCACGCCTCTCCAGGCAGGAGGTAGGCACTAGACGATCAGGAGGTAGTATACTGATCGTCTTTTTATCAAAGGAGGTGATGCCCCCGATTGATCGAACCGCCACAATTGAATAGAGGTGAGTACATCACCAAAGAGAAGCCCTCCGGCGCAAGATGACAGCACAAAAGGTTCAGCGGAGGGCTTTCTTTTTGTGTCGATTTGATGCTATACTTGATAGCAGAATTCTTAGGAGTGCGACCTATGTCCATACTCAGCGATGACACCGATAGAACAGTAGCCATCAAACTTGAACACCTGTCCCCGACCTGGGTGAAAGAAATCGATGAAAAGGCCGGGAAAGCCCTCGCTGAGAACGGCATGCACTTCCGGCTGGAAGCACAGTTCGAAGGCCATGCGCGCCCACGCTGGTATGATCTCATACTGCGCTACATCCCGTGGAAGCGGCGCACGGTCGCCTAGCAAGCGTCCCGTCAGGGACTAAGGGCCGGCCCCTCGTGACCGGCAATAAGTTGATCCGTCAACCCCTTTGCGGAGTAGCGGACACAGACGAGGGACTGCTGCACTCTGACGCGATATACCGACGCGGGTGCAGCAGAGCATAAAGCGTGTCGTCAAGTTCATTGAAACAAATGTACGGACACCATCACACGATGGTTGTCCGTTTTCTGTTGCTCGATGGAGGTCAAGCCATGATCCCAGGCGCGCCGGAGAACAAGGCTCTGCCGATTAGCCCACTGCGCATCGAGCAGAAGATGGGCTTCAAGCCGGTGCCGCATTGTGCCTGTGGCGCGTCGATTGATATGGGCAAGGCGAAGCGCAAGGACGTCGAGGCGTTTGTGGCGAAGCATGAGTTCTGCGTATCAGCTAATCGTTTTGCCAGTGTAAGATAAAGTGCTTTTACTTACACTGCAACTAACCGTAGTACCCGTAACGCCGCTTGTACGGCCATGTTAGCGATATACCGGGTTCCACCCAACGGAAAGAGCACGCATGATAGAGTGGAGCGTCATCCGGCAGGAATACGAACAAGGGGCATCCTTGCGCGATATCGTGGCCCGGCATGGGAGTTCTATCGCCACCATTAGCCGTGTTGCCCGCCACGAGGGCTGGATACGCCCGGTGACACCACTCATTGAAACACGAAACGTGAAACAGGTGAAACACGTTTCATCTACGCCCCCGCTCCCTGTTTCAATGCCAATGGACGCGGTATCCATCGCGCGTGCTGGCCTCAAACAGTTAGCACAGCATGTGCAGGGGCAAACGACCGAAGACACGCTGCCTATCGCCTCCCACAAATCACTCTCCGATGCGCTGACGCAGTACGTCAAAGTCCTGGTGACCGCCCCGCATGAAACCGAAGACGGCTTACTCATTCCCTTAGAGCAACTCCTACCCGAAACACGCACCGCTATCCGCCAACTCCTAGCCGACGACAAACAGCAACAGGCGCAAGAAGAAGAGGGGGCGAGCTAATGCTACAAGTCGCACCGCACCCCCTCGCGCTCTATGATACCGGTGAGGAAGCCTACGAGATGCGCCGTTCATTCAGCCTCTTCGCGCAAAAAGCGTGGCACATCATTGAGCCCGGCAAAACGTATGTGCAAGGCTGGCACCTGGATGCCATCGCAGAGCACCTGCAAGCCGTCATCGAAGGCGATATCAAACGCTTACTGGTGAATATGCCTCCCCGGCATGGCAAATCCTCGTTTATTTCTACCCTCATTCATCCCTGGTCCTGGCTGTACAATCCGGGGCTGCGCTGGCTGTGCGCGTCGTTTGCCATGAACCTGGCTATCCGCGACAATCTGAAATGCCGGCGTATCATTCGTAGTCCCTGGTGGCAAGATCGTTGGGGCAATCATTTCAAGCTGATGAATGATCAGGATGCGAAAACAAAGTTTGAGAATGATAAAACCGGCTATCGTATGGTGGTGAGTGTTGGCTCATTCGGGACCACAGGAGAAGGCGGCGACGTTTTGCTGATTGATGATCCGCACCCGATTGAGCAGAAACGCAGCGATCTCAAGCGTGAAACGGTGCTGGATTGGTTTCTGAATACGTGGTATTCCAGGATGAACGATGAGCGCACTGGTAGCATGATTGTGGTGGGCCAACGAGTCCACGATCAGGATGTCTCAGGACTGATCTTGAGCGGCGCAACGGGGCAAGAATGGGTACATCTCAACCTGGCTGCTGAATATGAGCCTGGATCCGCATGTAAAACCTATTGGCCGTCAGGAAAGGTGTGGGAGGATCCACGCACCGAAGAGGGCGAGTTGCTCTGGAAGGAGAAGTTTCCGGCCAAGGTCATCGAGCAAAAGAAACGCCTGCATGGTCCCCTCGGCTTTGCCGCTATCTACCAACAGAGGCCAGTGCCTGCCGGTGGCAACATCTATAAAGAGCACGATCGCCGTTTCTTCACCATCGATCCCATCACCCAAAGCTACCTGCTGGAAACGCCGCGGGGCCGTGTGACTGTGCCCATCGCTGACTGCTGGAATCTGGGTGTGATTGATCTCGCCACGAGCCTGCGAACAGCAGCCGACTTCTTTTGTTTTGAGACGTGGGCGGTGACGCCCTATAAAGATGCGCTGCTGCTGCATTGCGTCCATGATCACCTGGAATTCCCCGAGCAGCAAAGCACCATCTCCACTGAATTCCAGCGCTTCCACCACAGCGTCATCGCCATTGAGAAGGCGGGCTACCAACTCGCTATGGTCCAGGACCAGGTGCGCAAAGGCTTACCGATTAAGCCGTTCACGCCGCAGGCCGACAAGGTGGTGCGCTCAACGACCGGCTCTATCTACTACAGCAACGGCAAAGCCTATCACCTGAAAGACCTGCTCAATATTGCCGAGGTAGAGAAGGAGTTGTTCACTTTCCCCAAAGCGCCACACGACGATATCGCCGATTGCCACGCCATGATGGCGCTCGTAGTGCCGATGGTGGTACGTCCAGGTGTGATTGACCTGGACAGCGAAACGACTGAACTGGATACCACGCTCTCCATCGAGCATCTGAAGCAAGCCGAGGCACTCACCGCAGAGCAGGCCGAGATGGCAGAGATCGAGGCGAAACAGCAGGAAGCAGAACTGTTCAAGCGCGGCCCGCAGGTGGACGTGTTTGAGTGGGCTGCCAGCCACGAGGGAGGCGGTTGGGAATGATTAAATGGTACCGCATGTGGGAGGAAATTTGGTATTGGTTGGAGCAGAGGACTGGTAATCTTTGGCTCAAACTCAGCAAAGATCGTGCTTCTTATTGGCTTGATTGGCTTCCTGCCTATTGCCTTGGCCGGTATTATCGCAATCTGAATAAGCGGTTGCGTTTAGAGAGAGGTGCGCCATGACCGTGCTTGACGCCATCAACGCCGTGGTGGGCTATCTCTCGCGCCAACCCATCGTCTTCTCGCTGCAACGCGCATGGAAAGAGACGGGCGAGGCACATTTTCGCGTCGCTGTGCATCAGGTGCAGCCGGGGAACACGCTGCGCACGTTCGATGTGGCACCCGCTGACGACGTGGCTGATTGCTGGAATGTCGTGGAGGTGGCGTCATGAGCAGAAGGCGCAACAGAGGCACTCGTAGCTACAGCCAGGAGCAGGTCAAAGAGAACCCCAACGTCGCCGTCGTGGTTGCCAATCAGGGTGTGGGCACACCGGCCATGATGCCGCGCAACGTGCGAGCCTACATCCAGGAAGGCTACCGCTCAAGCAAAACCGTCTTTCGCGTGGTAGGCCATATCGCTAGAGCAGGCGCTGGCATCAAGTGGAAGCACTACACCGACAAGACGAAGCAGAAAGAGATGAGCAGCCCGAACGATGACCTGATGCTGCTGTGGGATGCACCCGCGCCAAAGACCTCGGGCAGCCAGTTCCGTGAAGCCATGATCGCGTACTACTGCCTCACCGGCAACTCGTATGTGCTCGGCATCAATACCAGCCAGAGCCCGGCGGCCAAGTTCGACGAACTGTATAATCTCCGGCCTGACCTCACCAAGATCAAAGCCGATGCGAACGGCCCGGTGTACTACGAGTTTGGCAATTTCACCCCGCCTAAACGCTACCCTGACCCGTTCGTCATGCACAACAAGCTCTTCGCCGGGAATGACGATCTCTATGGCATGTCACCCGTCGAAGTGGCGGCGATGCTGGTAGATATCCAGAAAGCCGGGCAGAAGTGGAATTTGGGCTTGCTGAACAACATGGCGCGGCCAGGTGGCGCATGGGTGACCGATGCGTTGCTGGGAGACCAGGAATATA